TTTTGTTAAATCACCTCTTAACGTTAAAGCAGAAGGCTGAAAACCCTCTGTTTGTCTAAAATTGTATAAAAAGAAAAAAGGAAAATGTCTAATGGCTATTATCAATAACATCGAAATTCACTGGGTTAAGTGCGATCCTGCAAAGCCTGAGCGTTATCAGGGCAAAGGTCCCGCTAAGTTCTCTCTTCAACTTCGTGTTAAAGACAAGAAGGCAAAAGAGTCTCTAGAAAAAGAGTATGGCTTTAAATTCTCCCCAATGGAAGTAGATGATAAAGTAGTCTATAAAACAAGTATCTCTCGTTATGCCTACAGTTCAGGTAAAGATGGTAACGAAGATCTGAACAAACCAAATAAACCTGTAAACGTTATTCTCGCTGACGGGACACCACTCGATCCTAACACCGTAGGTAACGGTTCTATTGCTAATGTAAGTTTCTATGTTAAAGAAGACAAGTCAAGCCGTACACTAAAAGGTATCCAAGTTACAAGGCTTCTTAAGTTTGAAGCTCGTGCTGCTGAAGACGAGTTTGAGCTCAGTGACGACTTTGAAGTTGTCGAACCTGCTGCAAACACCGCTGAAAATGACCCTTATTGAGGAAAAATAAATGACTGTCTATCTCTGTGGACCAATGGAGGGAGTGAGTAAAGAAAAAGCAAGTGAGTGGCGGTCAATCGCCACTAGCTTCTTTTCAACACACTCAATTGAGGTTAAAGACCCAACTAGGCGTACTAAATTTCATGATGAAGTTTATTCGTCAAATCTAGCTAACAAGATTGTTCAACTAGATATGAATGATATTGCAATGTCTCACGTCTTACTAGTAAACTTAAAAGAGAGAGATAACGGAAAAGCTTGGGGATCAGTCATGGAGTTAGCTCTTGCTTCCCAACGAGGAAAAACTATTATTACAGTTATTGAGAAAGGCTTTCATCACCCTTTTATTGAGGTTCTGTCAACTGAAGTATACAATACTCTAGAAGAAGCTCTTGAGGCAACTTTAGCTTATTACAGGTAACAAATGTCATTAAGACGAAATAATGCTAAATGGGAATTTAGTATTCATTTGGACTACAATAAAGGACCAAACAGAATAACTTTTGATCCTACTAGTGCTGAAAGGTTCTTTAAAAAAGTGTTAAAAAGAAACCCTATGGTGGATACAATCACTACTCGGGTGAAACATCTGTCTTCTGGATTAATCTGGGAAACAGATGACCCCGGAGAATTAAACCAATTCATACATAACATAGTCTATAAAATTGGAGTGGCTAAGTGAGTGATGCTATCAACCCCAAACATTACCAAGGTGTGCTGGTTATCCCTGAAGATAGGGTTAAAGAGCTTACTCTACCTGACGGCTCTATGAGTCTACAGTACATTGAAGTGATGGAGTTTATGATGACTCCTGAAGAGTTTAAAGGACATCTAAAAGGGCAAGCTTGGAAGTATTTGCTTCGGCTAGGTAGCAAGGATGAAGAAGTACAGGAGCTAGGTAAAGCTGGCTGGTATGTTAATTATCTTCGTAACTTTTTTTCTAGGTTCAAAAAATGAGCTTACTAAGAACTGTAAATAATCTGTGTGAAAAAAGGCTGCTAGAACTTAATCTAAATCAAAGCTATTTCACTGAACATATTCTTTGCAAAAGCTTTATTGCAGGTGGAGCTATTCTATCAGTATCTAGAGAAGAAAAAATCAAAGACTACGATTTGTTTTTGACTGATCCTTCTTCAGCTAGGTCACTTGTCAATCTCTTTATGAGGCGTATCGATGGTGGTTCTACTTTCCAGTTATTAACACAAGAAGATGATACTAATCCTAAAATCAGTAAAGGTATTTTAGGCTTTACTCAGCCACAGCTAATGACAGTCTCTATTGAAGAGGTTATTGATAACTTTAATAAAAAATGTAAAGAAGAAAAAGCTGGAGGTACTGTAAAGCCAGTTTATTTGTCAAAGAATGCAGTAACTCTTTCTAATGGTATTCAAATTATATTTAGATTTATAGGAGAACCAGAAGATGTCTTTTCTACCTTTGACTATGAACATTGTAAGGTTTATTGGAGACCTGATCCTCTAGGTCTTCTACTAGGTAAGCTAGTCTACTCAGGTCGTAGTCAAGAGTCTATTGCTAAGAATGAGTTAATCTACACAGGCAATACTCGCTTTGTGTTATCAGCTATTAGCCGCCTAAATAAGTTTATTAAAAGAGGTTGGGGTATTGCTCCTTCTTCTTTACTTAGCTTAGCTGTAACTTCCTCAAAAATTGATTGGTCAGATCGAAAAGTTCTTGAAGAGGAACTTCTTGGTATCTATGGTATTGAAAATAAAACACTACAACTGATCTTAGATATGTGTTCCACAGAGAACAAAGTTGATCTAGATAAGATTGTACAAGTACTCGGAGAAGTATAAAAATGTTAGAACAATTTGTCGTTATTCGTGAACGCGATAACTATAAGAGTGGTGCAGGGTATAGTGGTCCTTTCCTACGTCAGCTAGGATTTCCTGAGGGTCCTTATATTCAAGGTACAGCTAAAATTCTTGTAAACCAACTCCGTTCTATTAGCTCGGAGAAGTTTAAGATTGTAGGTTACATTGCAAACTAAACAGATAGTATTTGACCTCGAGACCAATGGTCTACTACATGAGGCAACTACTCTCTGGATTTTTGTAGCAGAAGATCTTAACACAGGTGAACAGACCGTTTTCTCGGATGAAGACAAGACTGCAAGACCTCTAAAAGAACTTCCTGCTTTTCTTGATTCCTGTCGTTTACTAGCTGGACATCATATCCTAATGTATGATGTGCTGATTCTTGAAAAGTTACTTGGGTGGAAACCTAAGAAGAATCAGAAGTTAGTAGATACTATGATCATGTCCCAAGTCCTTAACTATAAACGTTTTGGATTTGGGCATAGTCTTAAGGCTTGGGGTGAATTTTTTAATTATCCAAAAGTAGAGCATGAAGACTGGACTCAATATAGTCCTGAGATGAAAAATCGTTGTGTAGTAGATGTTAAACTAAATGTTAGAGTGTATAACTATTTAGTAAATGAATTAAATTCTCGTAAAAACAAAGAGAGTTTAAAACTAGGTTTGAAAGTAGAACATGGGACTTCCCGTTTTGTGGGGCGTTCTATTCTTCATGGTTGGCCTTTTGATGTTGAAAAAGCAAAAGAGGTTCGTAACCAGTTAGAAGAAAAGATGAGGTTGATTGAGTCAACAGTAAATCCAAAGCTAAAGACTAAGTTAGCTCAGGTAGATCGCGACCTTGAATTTAAATCTCCTGCTTGGATTAAAACAGGAAACTATGCAGTTCGAACAGCTGCTTGGTTTGAAATTGCACCTTCTAGAGGACAAGAGGATGATCGTCCTGTATGGGGAGACTACTGCCGGGTAGAGTTGGTTCAACCAGATATCGGCTCTATGGAGTCTGTTAAAGCGTTGCTCTATGAGCTAGGTTGGGAGCCTGATGAGTGGAACTATGTTAAAGATGGTAAAGGCGCTCTAGTAAAGTCTAGCCCTAAACTGACAGAAGCTTCTCTTGAACCTCTTGGCGAAGTAGGGGCAATGATCAATGAGTTCTACACTCTTCGTTCTAGACACTCTATCCTTAAAACTTGGATGGAAGAAAACCTTACAGAACAGAATAGAATTCATGGAGACTGCTTTGTTATTGGTACCCCAACAGCACGTTCTAGGCATTCAATAATTGCTAACATTCCGTCAGCAGATGCTACTTTTGGACCTGAGATACGTTCTCTGTTCTCAAGTAGACCCGGTTATGTTATTGTAGGGGCTGACTCTAAGGGCAATCAAAACCGTGCTCTAGCTCACTACTTGAATAATGCTGCTTATACAGAAGCTATTTGTACAGGTGATATCCATGACTTCAACAGAAAGATTCTCGAGTCTATTGTAGGCCCTATGGGTCCAGACGGTAGAAAACGTGCTAAGGCTTTCTTCTATGCCTTGATCTTTGCAGGTGGAGCAGGTAAACTTGCTCTAATTGTTACAGGTCGTAGAGACGCCAGTATTGGACAAAGAATCAAAGATGAGTTTTTAAAAAAGATCCCCGGTCTTAATGAGCTAGTAACTAAGCTAGAGAACATGTTTGATGCTACTTACAGTAAGACTGGTAAGGGTTACATCCTAGCCCTTGATGGTCGTCCTATTTTCTTAGAAGGAAAACGTCTTGCTTTGAACTACCTATTACAATCTTTTGAAAAAATTACTGTAGCTGCTTCAGTTGACCAATTTCAAAGAGAAGCAGATGACATGGGTCTAGATTGGCAACCACTAATTATGTATCATGATGAGATTGCTATTTTAGTAAGAGAAGATCAAGCTGATCAAGCTAAAGCTATTGCTTTGAGAGCTTTTAGGGATGCTCCTAAAGAATTTGGAGTAGATATAATGGAAGGAGATGCAAAGATTGGAAAAAACTGGTTACAAGTCCATTGATTGGTCTAAATGGTTTTCCTATGAAGAAGGCTACCTATACTGGGTTGTTAACAAAGGGTCTACAGCATTTAAAGGCCATGTAGCAGGAGCTTACAATAGTAAAGGGTATCTTAGAGTTCAACTAAACAACAAGAAGTACTATGTCCATAGAATTATTTATGAGTTATTAGTTAGATCAATACCTGAAGGTTATGATATTGATCATATAAATAATATTCGAGATGACAATAGAATTGAAAACCTTAGAATAGCAACTCGTCAAGAAAATTGCAGAAACCAAAGTGTTCGTAAAACTAGTAAATCAGGTGTTAAAGGTGTTAGTTTTCATAAGGCAACTCAAAAGTATCGCGCATTGATACATATAAACGGAAAACAACAAACTGTTGGTTACTTTAAAACAATAGAGGAGGCTAAGATTTCTTACAACAATAAAGCCAAAGAATTATACGGAGAATTTGCTTATCAGCATGAGATACAAACTTGTCTAAGTATGGAATGAGTCAAGAAGAGTACATTCTCTTTAAAGAAAAAGCACAGTATAATCCTCCAGAGACTTGGGTGACTTATGCTTGGTCAGAAGTTCTTGCAGATGTACCTGAAACTAAGAACTTTCCTAACGATAAAGTAGCACAAGCTTACTTTTCTGCAATTCAAGAAACAGACTACTATAAACTATAAAAGGATATAATTATGGCTAACACAGTACGCACACAGTTTCAAGGCAAAGACGGTCGTTTAAATCTAGATAAAGGTATTCTTACTCTTTATGGTAAAGAAAAAACCGAACGTTATAACATTAAAGTAACTCTAGATTTACCTGTAGTTCGAGAGTTTCTAGCTAAAGCCTATCAAGATGGAAAAAATCCAAGGTATATTGTAAGTCATACTACTGCTAAAAATAAGTTTACTTGGTCTCAAACAGGGCTAGATCGTTGGGACTTTTGGAATGATCGTCGTTATGGGCTCTCACCTAACACCAAACACACAGCAGAGGTTCTAGTAGCAATGGTACGTGCAAATGTCAAGTAAAGAAGTTTACAACGATTTCTTCTCAAAAGAGGATTATGAAAAAGAGCTGGATAAATCTCTAACCTTGGGGTGCATTGAACATGCACTCCTTTTTTACCACTTTTGTAGGTATTGTATTCTTCGTAATGAAGATTTTATTTCTTCCCCAAAGTACTATGAGCTTTGTGATTTTCTTGCAGATAACCTGCATCAGTTACCTGCAGGTTTACAAGAGTACGTTGTTCTAGATGACATTATGCTTTACGATTGTAAGTTAGAGCTAGCTCCTAGTGTAGCTGCTTTTAAAAAAGGAAAGCATCTTGTACCGGGTATTGAAAAGCTACTTTGTACGCTAGAAGACCGTTTGTTTATTGATTTTAGTTTGGAGGTAGTAGAAGAACTTGATAGCGTTAATTGATGGTGATGTTTTACTTCATGCTACTCTTTGGGAAACCACTAACGAAAAAGATGCACTGACTAAACTACATAAGAATATAGGAGACTACACAGATTATGCTTATTGCAATGAGTGTATCATTGCAGTAGGTCCTCCTGATGGTAAAAACTATAGGGATGATTTGTACCCTGACTACAAACAAACAGCTATGAGAGTCAAAGATCGTGGAGAACGTCCTGAGCACTTTAAGAAAGTTAAAGAGTATCTTTACTCTTTAGAGAACGTAGTAGTTGCAGACAACATTGAAGCAGACGACTTATTAGGTATTCTAAGTCAACAGTTAGGTAGTCAATCTGTAATTGTAACGGTTGACAAAGATATGGATCAGCTTGAAGGTATCCATTACAACCCTAAGTTACATCGAGAAAGGTACTATGTAGTCAACCAGCGACAAGCAGATCTATTTTTTCTCAAGCAAATGCTAATGGGAGACAGTATGGATAAGATACCAGGGTTACCTAAATGTGGCCCGGTGAAGGCAGAAGCAATCATTGCTTCAGCAGGTACTGTACAAGAAGCTGCTGACCTTGTGTTAGACAACTACTTCTTATCTTATGGTGAAAACTGGAAGGACTATTTTCTTGCAAATGGAAAGTTGCTTTGGTTACAACGTAAAGATTATGATTGGTTCACTCTAGATAAGTTCAAGGAAAAATTCCTAAATGATCGTACTTGAATTCAAACTAAACAACGGCTCGTATGCTAGTGTAACTAGACAACCAGCTTCTAGCTCTAGACCTGTTAGCTATAAAGTAGAACTCTGGGATTTGAATCGATTTTACCACTCAAAGAGTTTCAATAACTTTGAAAAAGCAGAGTTATACTACTGGGACAAACTAAGAAAGGAACTACTATGACTAACAAAGAGGTGAATGGCTGATACAGGCCATTGGAATAGCGCAGGTTTAGAACTAGAGCCTGAAGTCGCTGTAGGCTTCGTTTATTTAATAGTTGATTTAGATACAAAACAAAAGTACATTGGAAAAAAGAATTTCAGTGGGAGAGGTAAGTTAAATAAGGGCAAAGAAAGTAACTGGAAGAGTTACTCTAGCTCTAGTACTTATCTGCAAAAACTAATAAAAGAGAAGGGTCAAGACCGATTTGCTTTCATTATACTAGAGCAGTATTATACTGTAGGTGGGTTGTCTTTTGCTGAAACTTGGAGTCAAGTAATTTCCGAAACCCCTAGTAAAAATGAAGAATATATGAATCGTTTTATCGATAAAGTCACTTGGAAGGTAACAGAACCTGTTACTGAACGCCACAAGAAAAGATTAAAATACTATACAAGGAAATATAGTTATGCGGCTAACTAACTATTTTTTGCAGCAAGTTAAGAGTAAGCTATTTGACGAAAAAGCTTTCCCTAGACATGAAGGAGAAGTTGTAGGTATTACTGTTGGAGAACTTCGTAAGTTAATCAATGCAGTAGAGTTTGCAAACAAGGAGCCTTATAATGCCAGTAAGCACAGTCGAGATATTCACGAGGCAATTGCTTTTAACGAACAAGGATAAGTTCTTTGTCTTTGGAGATAATTTAGTACGAAGAGGTCTAGGGGGACAAGCTAAGGTCTGTAGGGGTCATCCTAATACCATAGGTATAGTTACCAAGAGGTTTCCTAGCAACTATTTTGGTTCTTTCTATTATGAAAGAAACTATGACGAGTGGTTAAAAGACTCTGCTTCAGGGTTTTACGCAGTAGAACATGAGTTAAAAAAAGGTAAGACAGTAGTTTGGCCTGCAGACGGTATTGGAACAGGGTTAGCTGAGTTACCAAAGAATGCACCTAGTATTTATAGACACATTGAAGAATTTTTAAAAAGAATAAAGGAGACTTATGGGGAAGACACTACATCGTAATCAACCTTGTCTACGCTGTGCTTCTAGTGATGCTGTCCAAATCTATGAAGAAGGACCAGCACACTGTTTCTCATGCAAAGCATCTTATGATTATCAAAAAGAGTATGCCAAGAAAAATGGTAAAGAAGAAGTAGTTTACAGTACAGACAACTATCGACGCAATCATTTCAAGAAAGAAATTAATCTCGACGATGTGTTTGCTTTACCATCTAGGGGTATTGCTGAACGACTTATTACAAAGAAAGTTAGCGAGTTCTTCAATGTAAAATCTTCTTATGACGACAAAGGAAATATTGATCGCTACTATTTCCCTTTCAGCAATACAGACGGTACTGCTACAGTAGGTTATAAGACTAAGAACCCAAAAGATAAAGCAGACATGTACTCTGTCGGAGAGGCTAAAAACCTCTTTGGTATTGAACACTTTATGAATGGAGGTAAACGAATTGTTATCACAGAAGGGGAAGAGGACGCGCTGGCTGTAGCTCAAACTTCTCTTCAAAAATATGGTTCTATTTACCCTGTTTGCTCTATGGGAGGTGTCAATCAAACTAACTACCTGTTAAAAAACAGAGACGTGCTCCGAAAGTTTAATGAGATTGTTATTTGGTTTGATGCAGACGACCAAGGACAAAAGGCTTCTAAAGAGGCAGCTAAAATTCTCGGAGCAGACAAGGTAAAAATCGTCAAGGCTAACGAGAAGGACGCCTGTGACACTCTAAAAGCCTATGGCTCAGAAGAGGGAACTAAGAAGGCTTGGAACTATATTTGGGATGCTAAACCCTACAGCCCCTCAGGTATTATTGCAGGTGATGAAACTTGGGAACGTTATAACGAGTTTAAGAACCTAGAGTTTGTACCTTGGCCTCCTTTTCTTTCTCGGCTAAATGAGTTAACGCATGGTAGAGCTTTAAGCACTATCACCATGATTGCAGCAGGTACTTCTGTAGGTAAGAGTACTATGCTTCGTGAGGACATCTTTCATCTACTTGGCACTACAACTGAAAAGATTGGTTGTATCTTTCTTGAAGAAGATGTGGGTGAGACTGTTGGTGGTATTATGGGTTTGTACCTTAACAAACGGTTAGGTTTGCCCGGAGTAGAAACAACAGAAGAAGAAGAACGAAAAGCTTGGGAAGCAACTATTGGTCAACCTAATAGGATTGTGTTGCTAGATCATCAAGGATCAGTCTCAGACAACGGACTAATCGACAAGATTGAGTACATGGCTCTCAACGGTTGTAGGTACATCTACCTAGACCATATCACTATTGCTGTATCGGAGACAGAGGATGGCAATATTAACGCTGCAATCGACCGCTTCATGTCCGATCTACTTAAGATCGTTAAACGTCATAACGTTTGGGTCGGAGTTGTATCGCATCTTCGAAAAGTTAAGTCGGGGGAAGACTCATTTGAATCGGGTGCTCCAATTAGCGAAGATGACCTTAAAGGTTCAGGATCACTTAAACAAATCTCGTTTCAGACAATCGCTATCTCAAGGAACAAGTTGGCTGAAAACGAAGTGGTTCGAAATCGTAGCCAAATCTTTCTACTTAAAGACAGGAAAACTGGTAACACAGGTCCTGCAGGTGCGTATCGATTCAACTCTACTACAGGTCGTCTGGAAGAAGTTAAGAAAAAAGATGAAGACAATTTTGAGCTTATTACAATAGAGGTAGCATAAAATGGTTTATTTAGAAAAACTACAAGTTCATGATATTGAACAAACAATTGACTTAGCCGATCGTTTTAATAAGCAGTATGGTATGATCAAAGAACTAAGTAAAACCAAAGTAAGACGAACTTTAGAGTCTTCTTTAGTTTACGATAAAGTATATTACGCCTATGTTATGAAAGATGAAGACAAAGTAGTTGGAGCCTTAGTTGGTTTTGCTGCTGAACACCCTTACTATGACGTTGTAGTAGCTTCAGAGCTAGGTTGGTATGTTGAGACTGAATACCGAAATAAAATTAGTGTTAAAATGCTGCAAAATTTTGAAATTTGGGCTAAAGAAGAAGCTAAAGCAAATTTTGTTGTAATGGTATACACTGAAGAAATGACTGATCTTTCTAAACTTTACAACAGCTTAGACTATGAACTTGTTGAACATACTTATAAAAAAGCTTTGTAATGATAAAGTTCTGCAGTTGGATGAAATACGATATTTTGATTAGCTCTGGAGACTATGTGTACAAGTGTAAGACTTGCGGTTATAAGCTACGAGTAAAGTCTTTTGAGTTACCTCCAACAATTTCAATTGAAAACAGGTGTTATAAAGATGAATAAACAACAATACTATCTTTTAAAGTTAGCAGAAGAAGCAACAGAACTAGCTCAGGTAGCTATCAAGTGTGCTCAATTTGGGTTAGATGAAGTTCATCCTAACACTCTTGAAAAGAACTATGAAGCTCTAAATAAAGAATGGAATGATGTGCTAGCTTGTGCTATTCTTGTAGAGAGTGAAGATGAACGTTTTGATTATGACGGTGACGGCGACTTGCTTGACATGAAGTTTGTTAAGATTGAAAAGTATCGAAAGATTTCTATTGAGAATGGATGTAGTCATGAGTAAGCTGTACATCGCAATACTTGATGAGTTTCCTGACTATATGACGCCAACGCTTGTTGCTCATTCTGTTCTTGCAGCACATCTAAATTTTCAAGATAATGTATACTATGATAACTGGCTACAAAACAACTTTCGAAAATGCACTGTTCGTGTAAACCAAAAAGAGTTCGACAAGATTGCTGCCTTACCTGACGTTTATCTAGGTCATGAAAACACTACTTTAGAAGGACGAAAAGCTTGCGCTGTTGTTTGTCCTCGACTAGAAACGCCAAATGTATTGAAATTTGCAAAGTTATGGAGTCCAAAGCTTGACACTAAGAGTTAGAATTAGCATCGTTCCTTTTGGAGACGAAACAAAAGAACGAGAGATTCATCAAATCAATATCTCTAATCTAGGAGAAGCAAACACTAAAGAGTGTAACTATGGTATAGAGTTAGATGAATACAAGTCTGGTAGTTACTTAGGACGTGTGGCCCATGTTAGAGAGCAGGGGGCTATCACACTAGTTTATAAAGCATTAAAAAGGATTTTAGAGCTTGGGGCATAGTATTTGGGTTACTTCCGATACTCATTTCTATCATGAAAACATTATTCGCTACTGTAAGCGCCCCTTTGCTACTGTCAAAGAGATGAATGAGGTTATTACAGAGCGATGGAATTCTGTAGTACAACCCGGTGACAAAGTCTACCATCTTGGTGATGTAGCTATGGGAGAAGGTGCCCGTGAACAATTAGGTAGTCTTCTAACTAAACTGCATGGGTCTAAAAGGTTAATCGTTGGAAACCACGATGACATTCCTTGGCTGGCTAAAGGAGGTTGGTTTAAAAAGATTTCAATGTGGCGTGTCTTCACTGAGTGGAATCTTTTGTTGACCCATGTTCCAGTGCATGAGTCTTCTATCCACGAACGAATTGTAGTAGCAGGTGGAGTAAATGTCCACGGTCATATTCACTCCCACGATAGTCCTGCTGGCCCTTACTTTAATGCTTGTGTAGAGAAAACCAATTACACACCTATTAATATCGAGGACATCCTTTCAAAGGCTTCTAGCAAATGAGCAAACTATACTGTACAGGATCAGAGACTAATTTAGAAGTAAAAGAGATAGAAGGTAAAGCATGGCATGATAATGATCTGTACGAAATAAGTTGTACTAAATGCAAAAAAACAGAAACTCAGTTAGCTAGACGACCCTCTGATATCCTTGTTAGGTGTAGGGATAAATGTTAACTGTAAAAAACTTCGAGATAACCAAAACTAATAAAAACATGCTAGTGCCGTGGTATCTTATCACGGCCTATGCTTACTACATACTTGACGAAAGTCTTATCGAAGACCACGAGTTCGATACTATGGCTAAAGAGCTGCTGGCTAACTATG